GAGGTTATACAAGTTCATCAATGATGAATAAACATAAAAGACGAAGTTATAAGAAATATAGAGGCCAAGGCAGATAATGCCAGCAATTTGCCGACAAGGTGATACTCTATCTACTGGCCACAGTTGTGTAGGCACAACAACCTTAAATGTACCAACACAAAGTACAGTAAGATCAAACGGAATTTTAATTGCACGAAAAGATGACGCTACAGTGCCACATCCGGCGCCACCTTTTCCTCCTTGTCCTAGTCACGTAAGATTTGTGAACGTAGGATCATCAACAGTATTTGTTGTAGGTAAGGCAATTGCACGAATTGGCGACTCAACAGATTCAGGACAAATGACATCAGGTTCTTCTAATGTCTTTGCTGGTTAACGTATAAATATTAACACTTATGCCAAATTACGATGCCTCTGGTACTTCAGCTTTAAATAAAAGTAAGCGAGCTACTAGACAATACAAAGATTTAGATTTAAGTTTTGGTCGTAATGTAGTAACAAATGATGTAAATAAATTAACAGATGTAGAAGCTGTTAAAAGAAGTGTACGTAATTTAATTAATACATCACACTTTGAAAGGCCGTTTCATCCTGAAATTGGTTCTAATGTAAGAGCGATGTTATTTGAACCAATGACACCTTTAACTGCTTTGAATCTACAAAGAAAAGTACAAGAAGTTTTAGTTAACTTTGAACCTAGAATAAGATTAGTTCAAATATTAGCAAGACCTGATATTGATAGAAATGCTTATGATTTACGAATTATGTTTTATGTTATAGGCACACCACAGCCAGTTGTGGTAGAAACATTTTTAGAAAGACTAAGATAGAATGGCAAGCAATAAATTAGAAGTATCAGATTTTGATTTTGATAATATAAAAGCAAATCTTAAAACATTTTTAAGAAGTCAATCAGAATTTCAGGATTATGATTTTGAAGGTTCAGGTTTTTCAATACTTTTAGATACACTTGCTTACAATACACACTATCTAGGTTTCAATGCTAATATGTTAGCAAATGAAATGTACTTAGACAGTGCTGACATAAGAAAAAATATAGTTTCATTAGCAAAGATGTTAGGTTATACTCCTTCTTCTGTAAGAGCACCTGAAGCGAACATAGATATTTTAGTAGGTGATGGCACAGGCTCTTCTATCACAATGACAAAAGGTACGGCCTTTACAACTACAGTTGATGGTACAACATTTCAATTTATTAATAACGCTGATATAGTTACAACACCTGTAAATGGCGTTTACAGATTTTCAGATGTAGATATTTACGAAGGTACTTTAGTTACATTTAGATATACAGTTGACACAACTGATACTGACCAAAAATTTATTATACCTAGTTCATTAGCAGATACATCTACACTAGTGGTAAAAGTTCAAACAAGTTCTAATGATACAACAACTAACACATATACTTTAGCAACAGGATTAGCTACAGTTCAATCAACATCTAAAGTTTATTTTTTACAAGAAGTAGAAGATGGTAAGTTTGAAATTTATTTTGGCGATGGTGTTATAGGTTCAGCATTAACAAATGGTAATATTATTATATTAGAATATATTGTTACAAACGTTGAGGCAGCAAATGGTGCTTCTACTTTTACAGCGTCAACAACAATCAGTGGATTTTCAAATTTAACAATTACAACAAATTCAAATGCTCAAGGTGGAACAACAGCAGAATCAAAAGAGTCGGTAAGATTTAATGCTCCGTTACAATACTCAGCACAAAATAGAGCAGTGACAACTTCTGATTATGAATCCTTAGTTCAATCACTTTATCCTAATGCCTTATCAGTAAGTGCTTGGGGTGGAGAAGATGATGAAACACCAATTTATGGCACTGTAGTAATAGCAATTAAGGCCGCTTCAGGTTCTACATTAACAACTGCCACGAAACAAAGTATAGTAACTCAATTAAAAAAATATAACGTGGCATCAGTAAGACCAGTGATTGTTGATCCTGAAACTACTTTTATATTAATAACATCAAACGTTAAGTATGATGAAAAACTTACTACAAAAACGGCCACTACTTTAAAATCTGATATAACTTCTGTATTATCAAACTTCAATGATAATACTTTACAAAAATTTGATGGTGTGTTTAGATATTCTAAAGTAACATCTCTAATTGATGATACTGATACAAGTATTATCTCAAATATTACTACAATTAAAATAAGAAAAGAATTTACACCAACTTTAAATTCATCTACAAGATACGACATTTATTTTAGAAATGCTTTATACAATCCAGTATCAGGATATAATTCAGTGAATGGTGGTATTTTAGAATCAACAGGCTTTAAAATAAGTGGCGACACTACAAACGTATTTTTCCTAGATGATGATGGTGCTGGTAACATAAGAAGATTTAGACTAGTAGGTTCAGTAAGAACATATGCTAACAATACACAAGGTACTATTAATTATACAACAGGCCAAATTACAATAACATCATTAAGTGTTTCTTCAATTGAAAATATAAGAGGCTCTGCTTCTACAGTTATTGAATTGACTGTAACACCAAAATCAAATGACATTGTACCAGTAAGAGATCAAATTTTAGAAATAGATACGGCTAATTCTTTAATCACAGTTGATGTTGATACTTTTGTTGGTGGTTCTGCTGATGCTGGTATAGGTTACACAACATCTTCAAGTAGATAACAATGGCAAAATTTTTTAATAAAATATCCAACCTGATTACTTCTCAGGTTCCTGACTTCGTATTAGAAGATCATCCTAAGTTTGTTGAGTTTTTAAAGTCATATTATAACTTTATGGAATCTGCCGAGTTAACGGTAGAAGGAACAGAAACAACAGATGGTATAAGATTAGAAACAGAAACAAACCAAGAAAATAATATAATATTAAACGCTTCTAAAATAGATGGTGATAGAACATCTTTAGATGCTGGTGGTAAAATATTATTAGAAGAATCTATATTTGGTAAATTTACAAGAGGTGAAATCATAAGAGGTGGTACTTCAAAGGCCACAGCAACAGTTTTAACAGAAGATTTAGTAAACGACCGTTTATTCATATCAGCACAAGATAAATTTATAATTGGTGAAACAATTATAGGTTTAAGTTCAGGCGCTTCAACAATAGTTAAAGATTACAGGCCTAATCCTGTAAACAGTATACAAGATCTATTAAATTTTAGAGATCCTGATAAAGCAATATCAAATTTTTTAACTAAGTTTAGAAACGAATTTTTAAATACAATACCTGAAGAATTAAATACTAATATCAATAAAAGAAATCTAATTAAGAACATTAAATCATTATATAGATTAAAAGGTACTACAGTAGGCCATCAAATATTTTTTAGAATATTGTTTGGTCTTGAATCTGAAACTATATTTCCAAGAGAACAATTATTAAGAATATCAGATGGTAAATGGAATACAAGTAAAATATTAAGAGTAATTACAACAGCAGGTAATACAGTAGATTTAGTTGGTAGAACAATTGAAGGACAAACTTCTGATGCTACGGCCGTTGTAGAAAACGTTTTTAAATTTCAAATAGGTGTTGATGAAATATCCGAATTAATATTAAATGCTGATAGTATAACAGGAACATTTTCTGTAAGTGAAGAAATAAGAGGTACATCTTCAGACGAGAGTGATATTTTTATTAAAGCTCAAATATCAGGAATACCTAATCAACCTACAATTACGAATGATGGTAGTTTATATTCAACAGGTGACAATATATCTTTAGTTGCAGGTGGTGAAGGATCTATTATTCAAGTTGATGGTGTAGGCCGAGGCGGCATTACTGAAATTTTTATTGATGATGTTGGTTCAGGTTATTTAATTGGTGATGATATAGTTTTCACAAATACAAATACAGGTGGCGGAGCTGCCGCTGCTAAAGTATCAGTTGTGAATGGAGGATTTACACAAGAAGATAGTTCGAGTGCAGTTGATGACCATTTAGTTTTAGAAGATGAAACTGTAAGAGGTGATTCATATACAGGAAATAAAATAGTCCAAGAATCTGGCACAGGCGTTGGAGATATAACAGATATAAGAATTATAAATCCTGGTTCAAATTATCTTTCTTTACCTACGATTGCAGTTTCAAGCACAGGTGGTTCTGCTGCTGTTGTAAGAGCATATGGTTCAGAAATAGGTAGAGTTCAATCATTAAAAATTGTTGAAGCTGGAAAAGGTTATGAAAATTCACCTACACCACCATCATTAAAATTACCAACATATCTTTTATTAGTTGATCGAACAGGTTCCTTTTCTGCTAACGAAACAGTTTCAGCATTAGGTTCAGATGGCTCAACTACAATAACGGCTACTGTAGAGCTTTTTACAAGTGCTACAAATATATTAGAAGTATCAGCCGCTTCAGGAACTTTTGGTACAGAAGTAACAATTACAGGAGTTACATCTGGTGCCACAGCTACAATTAAAAAGTTTGACCAAGCAACAGCGACAACAACTGTAACGGCCGTATTAGAAACAGCAGGCGCTTATATTAATCAAGATGGCCACGTTTCAGAAAATGCTCTAAAGATACAAGACAGTTTATTGTATCAAGATTTTTCTTATATTATTAAAGTAGGCCGTTCTATTAATGACTGGCGTGATAGTTTTAAAAAGACAATGCACACAGCAGGTTTTTATATTCAAGGAGAGGTGGCCATTGCTACACAAGTAAGTGCTGAATTAAGAAGTGTAACAGGAATTAATTCAGGTGAGATCAATACACCAATAGACAGTGTCATCAATACATTGTTTACAACAATCTTTGGTAGAAGATTAGGTACAGTAGATGATGGTACAACATTAAGAGCTTCACCACAAACAGGCGAAGGCGCTGACTTTAATACAAGCACGACATCACCATTTTCAACAGGCACAAGAGATGTTACATTGTCACGTAATTATAGAATATCATTTCCAGCTATCGCTCGTATATCAGTACGTGGTGATGAATTAAAATTTGGTTTTGCTTACTGTGGCCCTCGAATGAAATCATTAAGATTAAATTCAACAAATCCAGCATTTACAAGTATGTTTGGTGGTAATCATCCAAGTGTTCAAACGGGACCAGGTGGTGGGGACAGTGTAGTAAGAAAGTATGTACAGCCTATGTTATTAGCGAATTGGGCTAATCATAGATTGACGGGGTTAAATAATGAAAGTTACGACGGAGAGGTAGTGCAAATACAAGATTTAGCAAATAACAATCTTAAAACTAATATTACATATCCTACTGAAATCAGTGTGAGTTATTAATATCGTGTATAAATATAAATAGAATTTTAAGGAAAAACTATGCCAGCAATTATAACAAATAAGTTTAGAATACATAATAGTGAACAATTTAGTGAGTCATTTTCAGAAGCTTCACCGAATGTATATTACCTAGGAATAGGAAGACCTCAAGCATTTGCTACATCAACAAGAGGTGATACAAGAACAGATAACGAAGGAACAGACGTAGCACCATTAACACCTGTTGATTCGGTACAAGAAGAATTTTATACATTTGACGATTTATTAGCTGCTAAAAAAATAGCTAGTTCAGACGTATCATTTGTAATACCAAGAAGAAATTGGACAACTAGTACAGTTTACGATTATTATAGACACGATTATGGTAATCGTGTTACAGGTTCAACTTCAGTTCAAACAGCGAACAGTGGTGCTACAAGTTTACTTGACTCAACATTTTATGTAATGTCATCTACATATAACGTTTATAAAGTTTTAGATAATAATTCAAACGCTGCTTCAACAACAGAACCAACAGGAACATCTACTGCTGTTTTAACAACTGCTGATGGTTATAAGTGGAAATATATGTACACTTTGTCAGCAACACAACAATCAAATTTTTTATCTACCGATTTTATGGCCGTAGAAACAAATTCTACAGTGTCAGCAGCTGCCGTTGATGGTGCTGTTCGTATAGTAAAAATTAAATCAACTGGTACAGGTGGAACAAACGGTACATTTACAGGAATAGCAATTCGTGGTGATGGTTCTTCAGGCACAGTTTCAGTTACAGTTGCAGGTGGAGTTATTACTGCTGTTACAGTTACAAACGTAGGTTCAGGTTATACTTTTGCTTACATTAGAAATGCTGATATAGTAACTGCTGGCGCTACAGGTTTAACAGGTTCAGAATTAGATGTTATTATCGAGCCAAAAGGTGGCCACGGTTTTAATGCTGTAAAAGAATTAGGTGGATTTTATGTAATGTTAAATACAAACTTTGAAGGAACAGAATCTTCAAATACAGGTGACTTTACAGTTACAAACGATTTTAGAAGAATTGCTTTATTAAGAGATCCTTTTTCAGGTGGTGTTGCTGCTAGTGCTTCAACATTAAGAGCAACGAAAGCAATAAGATTTGCTGCTTCTCCAGCTCCAGGTACTTTTACAGTTGATGAAGAAATTAATCAAGCAACAACTGGTGCCGTAGGTAAAGTTGTAGAATATGATGCTACAAATAGAATATTGCATTACGTTCAAACAAGATTTAATGATGAAGGAATTGACAGTAACGGAAATTTAACAGCATTCAGTGGTGCTAACGTAGTCACAGGCCAAACGTCAACAGCTACAGGCACACCAAGTTCAACAGGAAGTGAAACTGCCGATAATATAACTTTTACAAGTGGTTATGCCGCTTCTGAAATTGATGCTGATAAAGGTGATGTTATTTACATAGAAAATAGATCGCCAATAACAAGAGCTTCGGATCAAACTGAAAACGTTAAATTAATTATTGAGTTTTAGGAAAGATAAATGCCAAGTCCAACAGACTTTAACCTTTCGCCATACTTTGATGACTATTCTGAAACAAAGAAGTTTCATAGAGTTCTTTTTAGACCGGCCTTTGCTGTTCAAGCAAGAGAATTAACACAATCTCAAACTATATTACAAAATCAAATAGAAAGAGTATCAGATCATCTTTTTGAAAAAGGTGCTATGATAATTCCAGGTGAAATTGGTTTTGATTTAGATTACTCAGCAATTAAACTTACTTCACGTTCATCTACATTAGCAAATTATATTGGTGCTACATTAACAGGTGTTACATCAGGTGTAAAAGCAATAGTCATAAATTCAATTGCTACAGATGGTACTGATCCTGATACTTTATTTGTAAAATATACTCAAACAGGAACAAACAACACAGCAAAAGCATTTACGGCCGCTGAAACAGTTAACGCTGTAAACATGGTTGACTCGTCATCAGCTACTTTAGTTGTTGCTTCAACAGCAACAGGTGCGGCTGCTAATATAGCTGGCGGTGTTTATTATATTAATGGATTTCACGTATCTGTATCAGAACAAACTTTGATACTTGACAAATATACAAATACACCAAGTTATAGAGTAGGTTTAGAAGTTGTAGAAAGTTTTGAAACACCAAATGATGATGCCACATTAAATGATAATGCTCAAGGTTCTTCAAATGTTAATGCTCCAGGAGCTCACAGATTTAAAATAAATTTAACTTTAGCAAAAAGAACAATAGCATCTACTTCTGATTCAAACTTTATTGAATTATTAAGACTAGAAAATGGCTTTAGACAAAACCATGTTCGATCAACAGAATATGCTATATTAGAAGATACATTAGCAAGAAGAACGTTTGATGAATCAGGCGATTATACAGTAAAAGAATTTGAGTTAGATGTAAGAGAACATTTAATTGATGGAACTAATAGAGGTATTTACACGTCAGGTAATGGTGGTGTTGCTACTAAGTTAGCAGCAGGGTTATCACCAGGAAAAGCTTACGTAAAAGGATATGAAATTGAAACTATAGGTACAACGTTTGTAGATATAGAAAAGGCCAGAGATTTCGATACACAGAATAATAATAAAACAAGATTTGATATTGAAAACTTTGTTAATGTTACAAACGTATTTGGTTCACCTGATATTGGATTTGTTTCTGGTGATGTTGAAGCATTTAAAAATGTTAATCTATTTGATACGGCCACAGTTACAAGAGGTACACAACAATCTACAACAGGTGTAACAATACCACAAATTGGTAGAGCTAAGTCAAGAGGTTTTGAATTAAATAGTGGAACAGCAAGTTCAAATATATTTGCCAGTTCTTCTTTAACAAGTGCTGTTTATAAACATTTTATTTTTGATATTGAAATGTTTACACATCTTAATATTAGAACGTCACAAGTATTTACTAACGGAGAAAAGATAACAGGCGGCACTTCAGGTGCTTATGGTTATGTTCAATCAATTTCATCTACAAAAGATGCTGTAGTTACAAGTATTACAGAAACAAACACAGGTACGGCCAGTGTAGTAACTTCAAATGGCCATTCGTTTAAAGATGGAATGCAAATACAATTTTTAAATCCTTCTTTTTCTGCTGTTGATTCAACATCTACAGTTGTTACAGTAAATGACAGCACAGTTTTCACAGTTAAAAATGTTACAACAAACACTTTTGAATTATTTGATTCTAGTGGTGACAGTCCTATCAGTGCAACTTCATATTCATCAGGAGGTATAGCTCGACACGGTGTTGTAGTTTTAAATAATGTAATAGGTTCTTTTGTTGCTGGCGAAACAATTACAGGTGCTACTTCTGCACTTACGGCAGTAATTCAAAATGATAGATATGGTTTTAAAGGTGCTTTAACTTTTGATTTTACTTCTGTAAGACAATTAGGTATGTCAGGTTCTCCAACATACACAGCTGACACAGCTATAGATTCTACTAATGGAGATAATTATCCTATATTTGGAAGTTTTTCAGTAGCGAACAGTGGTACAACAGTTACAGGATTTGGTACTTTATTTACAACTGAATTACAAATAGGTGACACAATTACATTTACAACAGATGCTGGCACTTCAATAACAAGAATTATTGAATCTATTTCATCAAACACAAGTTTAGAATTATTAACAGCAGTGGGTGGTGGTGATGTATCTACAAAAACACAAGGCACAAGAAAACGTGGCAAATTACAAGGTTCAAATAAAAATATTGCTATATTTCAATTACCAAATACAAGAATTAAAACTTTAAAAACAACTTCTAATTCTGGTATCACAGATACTAATTTTAAAGTAAGACGACATTTTACAGCAACTCTTTCTTCTGGTTCTGCTACAATAACAGCAGGTACAAACGAAGTGTTTTCTAGTTTAGCTGAAAAAGATTTTGTTGTATCATTAATGTCTAATAGTGGTTCAGGTATTTCAGGAGATGTTTTAAGTTTATCAGGTAATAACCATGCAAGTAATCCTATCTTTACATTAGGTGGTTCGCCAACAGGTAAAACTTTAACATTAGATTTTGGTTCAAACTTTTCAAGTGCTAAAATTAAAATATTAGCCACAGTAACACGTTCTGTTGCCGGTTCAAAAACAAAAACATTAAACACAGCTCAAACAGTGGCCATATCTTCTCAAACAACTATACAATCTGGTGTAGTAGGTTTAGCAAAAGCAGATGTATATAAAATTAATTCTGTTTTCATGTCACCTGATTTTAGCACTGTAGCTACAACAAGTCATACAGATATTACAACAAGATTTGAATTAGACACAGGACAAAGAGATAATTTTTATGATATAGGTAGAATTAAATTAAAAACAGGTTCTATTACACCAACAGGTAGACTCTTAATTAATTTTGATTTTTTCTCTCACGGTTCAGGAGATTATTTTGATATTGACTCTTATTCTGGTGTTATAGATTATGAAGATATACCAACTTACACTTCTGATACAACAGGTACAGATTTTGATTTAAGAGATTGTTTAGATTTCAGACCTAGAGTTGATGATGCTTCAACAGTTATAAGTGCCACACAAGATAGACAATATAGTGGAACAGGTGCTTCAACAATAGACATTGTAGAATTTAATGATGATATAACTTCTGATTTTGAATTTTACTTAGCTAGAATAGATAAAATATTTTTAGATAAAGATGGTAATTTTAAAGTTGTTTCTGGTGCTAGTTCATTAACACCTCAAATACCTAAAGCACTTGATGGTGCTATGCACTTATATACAATATTTTTAAATCCTTATACATTAAATGTTACTGATCTTATAATTAAGAAACAAGACAATAAAAGATATACAATGAGAGATATTGGCCGTTTAGAGAAAAGAATAGAAAATGTAGAATACTACACTCAATTATCTTTATTAGAAACAAATGCTCAAAGTTTACAAATACAAGACGCTGAAGGTTTTGATAGATTTAAAAACGGATTTATAGTAGATAATTTTACAGGCCACGGAATTGGTGATGTAGGAAATTTAGATTATAAAGTTTCTATGGATATGGCTGGAGGTTTTGTGAGACCTATGTTCAATTGTGAGTCTGTGCAATTAATTGAAGCAGATGATGATGGTACAGCAATTTTAGCAGCAGATAGAACGTCAGCTAATTACCAAAAAACTGGAGATTTAATTACTTTACCATATACTGAAACAACTATTATAGAACAACCTTATGCTAGTAGATTTGTAAATGTAAATCCTTTTAACGTATTTACTTGGGCAGGCTCAGTAACACTTGA